AAACCAATGGCCGGAAATGATGTCCCTACAATCGGGGTGTCCCAACGAAACTCAATATCAACAGCACCCGCAGGTTGAGAAAGTAGCTGTGCAATAGTTCCCAACGCGTAAAAATTCCAACCGGCAGCACCCGCCCCCGTCAGCGAAGTAGACCCCGGCAAAGGAACACTTAAGTCGTCCACCGATTGAATGTACAAATCTGAGTCCGCAGCAACCCAACCTGTCGCGTTAACCGTAATGCCTTCGATCTTGCATCCGACAAGTACCGCACCTAATACCGGAGGGATAACCGGCATGACCGTTCCCGCACCCATGAACCCCGTCATGGGCGGAGCAGCGAACGTGTCAAATAGCATGTTGAGTGAAGGAGGACTGAGGTCGGAACCGGGCAGCAGCGGGATGCCGCCGAAGTCGCTTGCATCAAACAAGTCTTCGACTTGCGCAACTTCAATCTCAGTTAGAACAACCCCGTTGGGCGGATCGCAAAACATTGCTGAAGCAGACGAACACGGAACCTTATTCACCGCATACGGGCCAAGATTCCCGGCCACCCCTGCTGCGTACCCTCCCAAAACGGTAGCAGCGTCGATCCCATACGGATTCCCGCGCAGATAATCCAAGGTCCGCTGATTGTTCCAAAGCTCAGTCTGGTTGCCGTAACAATAAGCCTGATACATCAGCGCCTCGTAAAGTTCACGCGAGTGGAAGCCTGCTCACGAGCCTCAATCTCAGCAATCACTTGAGCCATACTGATCCCGTAGATGTTGTAAGTGTTGCCCTGACCGGGGAACAAACCCTGAACGGCAACACTACCCGTCGCACCCGACCCAGTCGGGACGGTCGCTGTGTCGCCTTGTGTGGCCGCACGCTGCCCCGCAGCCTCAGATAGCACCCCTAGCAGCCCTGATTGTTCTGCAAGCTGTAACGCACGCATAGGGCGTGTGAGAGGGATTACAACCTCGGGGCCATCCTCGCCAAGCATCGCCATCATCCGACCACGGACATAAGCGCCGTTTGCCAAACCAGTGTGAACGTGGTTGTGGTGGTCGGCTCTAGTTATTGGGTTACGGACGAATCCGCCGCCCGGCCCCGAGTAGATCAACTCTTGCAAGATGTCTCGCACCGGCTCAAACGCCCGATAGATAGCTAACAACTCAGGAGAGTCAACACTTGGTTTTAGTCCGGCGAAGTCAACCGCCCGGTTGGAAGCGTGAAGCGATGGTCTTGTGTTTCCTGAACCACGAGTCGTAGCACCCGGACGAGATGTGGAAATTACCTTGAACGGAACACCTGTTGCCTCCATGTAATTTATGAGCGCAGGATAAGAACCTGGCTTGCCAGCGACCTGTCGCATCGCGTCAATCGCCGCAGGCAACCCCTTGGGAAAGCCATTAGGAAAAGCTGTTCCAACCCCGCCCATAGAGTCAGCAATAGCCTTGTTGTTCTCATCAAACTTCTGTTGCACAAACCCAAGACCACCAAGTGCGGCAGAAGAAGCAACACCCCCCAAATACTTGGGAATGTAAAACGCTTGCTCAGTCAAAGCCTTGACCTGAGTGAACGTAGAAGTCAGAGCTAGTTTCAACCCGTCAAGGATCGAAGCAGGCAAAGTATCAAAACCACCGCCGCCCGTCGGAGTTGGGATTGACGATGCCGGGCCACCAAACTGTGGGGCGAACTTTGCGGCAATTTTGGAATCCAACCTCGGGTCACGCTCACCAAAATCGCCTTGTCGGAGATACTCAAAATCAGCGCCCGACATCTGACTCATCACGCTCGCAGGGATAACACCCTCGCCGCGTTGCATCTTCACAAGCATCTCAGATGAACTAAGCGGACCGGATGTCTCAGGCAACATCTCACCGATCACACCGCCCTCATGCGCTGTGGGGAAGGTCAACGACGGGATGTTGATATTTGCCGTCGCCGGGATCTGATCCAACGCACCCGTCAAAGTCGAAGCAAACGGATTCCAAATACCGGATGCAAAACTCAAGAACGGCCCGGTGATCGCCGCCGTAATCTGCCCTGCGATACCACCCATAAACCCTGGCAAGCCGCCAAGACCAAGAGTCAAACCTGCCTGCCAAGTGTAAACATATGCACCAAGGTCGGCGAACACCGCCTTGAACGACTCTGCGAATGCACCCATCCCGCCCGCCATGCTCAACCAGATCAGACCGCCCGTGTCCGCAAGAAGAACACTGATCGTCATAGGCCATGCAGCGATGAACGCCGTCAACGTGTTCAACAGCGTAAGGACTTGGAACATGAAGAACTCGAACGTGGCATGGACAGAAGTCCAAACAGTTTCACCAAACGTCTTCAGCGCGTCAATAGCAAACAGTGAAAGGTTCGTGAACCAATCCTTGACCGGCTGTAATGCAGCTACCGCAGAGTCAACAACAGGAGTCATTGCAGTGCTGACCGCCGATGCCATCCCCGATGTATCCGGTGTCGATGGGGCCGCTGACATTGCAATGCCAGGGGAACCCTTAGAGATAAGGTCCATCAAACCAGACTGAGCGAGTAGTTCTTTAGCCCGATCAGGTTTCGTCAACGGGATAACAACCTCAGCGCCAGCCTCACCGATTATCGCAGTAGTCGCTTCATTGAAGATTCCACCGTCAGCAAGCTCGGGGAGTTTATTTAGGATAGGAAGCCCCGCAAACGGTTTGATACCGAAGGCCGAGATTCCACGCAGTTTGTCGAGCAGTTTGTCGTTGATAAAACCAACTAGACCGTTGTAAATCTTTGCAGCAAAGTTACCGGCACCACTAGCGGCATCGCCAAGAGCGCCGATCAACTTGCCGGGAATACCCGTGAAGAACTCTATAGCCCCGGATAGAAGCTCCCCGCCCCGATCCTTTATCATGTCGAACCCGGCTTTAGCCCACCCGAACAACTTGTCACCAAGATTGGTGATGTTGTTTATGAAGCGGTCGGGAATGCCTTTGACCCAATCAAGCACCGTAGTCAAAATGATCGGACCGTTATCAACGACCCACTGGAACGCTCCTGTAAACCAACCGATTAACAATGCGCCAAGGTCACCGAGCAAACCAATCAGTGTCGATGGAATAAAGGTTATCCATCCCCACACCGTCGCGAGGATCGTTGGCCCGTTATCAACAACCCACTGAAACGCCCCCGTGAACCAACCTACGAGCAGTGCGCCTAGATCGCCAAGCAAACCAATTATTGCCAATGGAATCGCAGTGATCCAAGTCCACAAAGTAGAAAGAATCGTTGGCCCATTGTCAACGACCCATTGAAACGCACTTGTAAACCAACCCATGAGTGTGCTGCCAAGATCGCCGAGGGTGCTTATCAAAGTTCCGGGGATACCTGAAACCCAATCCCACACAGTCTGTAAGATGGTTGGACCGTTATCAACGACCCACTGAAACGCGCTCGTCGCCCATCCGAGCAACGTGCTACCGAGGTCGCCGAGAAAGCCGAGGAGTGTTCCCGGTATCCCTGAAACCCACGCCCAAATGCTTGCGAGTATTCCGGGACCGTTCGCAACTATCCAATCAAACGCATATGTAATCCAGTCCAACAACGTGCTACCAAGGTCACCAAGGAACCCGAGCAACATTCCCGGAATACCAGAAATCCAACCCCATAGCGTTGCCAGAATCCCCGGCCCGTTATCGACTAACCAATTGAAAGCCGTTGTCAGCCATCCAAGTAGCATCCCGCCGAGGTCGCCTAAGTAGCCGAGGAACAAACCGGGCAACCCGAGGAACCAACTTAAGATGCCTTCGATTATGCCCGGAAGGTTTGCAACCAAAAAATCGAACGCCCACTTCATCCCGTCAAAGAGGAACCCGGCTAACCCCTTGAGTACGTTGAAAATGATCTTGCCAAGACCGATGATGATTCCCGGTAACGCCCCAAGGATGTCCCCTGCCCAGTCGAATAACACGCCGAGTAGCCCCGGCACGACGACGGCTAGAAGCTTCGCTGAACTCTTGACGATCGAAATCAGTATGTGAGGAATGCGCTTGATAAACATGTGAAACGCTGCACTCAGCTTTGGTCCCGCTTTATGCAAAATCCAATTCTTCGCGCTCTCAATCATCCCACCAAAGAACGATGGACCCGCGTCCTTATCGTCGCCACCTTTGCCACCACCACCTTTTTTACCTTTCTTCTTGCCTTCCTCTTTACCACCGCCAAACAAGTTAGAGATGAAAGTACCAATCATCTCAGGCAAGTCTTTGAGTTTGGCAAACACAGTCGGCAGATTGTCAACAAGCCAATCAACTGCAATGCCAAAGTACTTAGAAAACAACTCGCCTGCGTCACCGACGTAGTCAATCAACTTCCCCGGCAACTCAATCAGAAAATTACCAATGGCTGACGTAATCCCGCCTAGCCCCTCTTTGATCTTGTCTGTATCAAACGTAAAAAGTCCCGCTATGACATCAGCAAGATTCCCAACAACATCAAAGCCCGTCTTGATCGTGTCAAGGATCGTTGTCCCCAAACTGCCAAGGATCGGAATGTCCTTGATCTTGTCACCGATGCCATCTAACGCGTCGGGGATGATGTCAGAAAACAGATTCGACAAACTATCTAGAAGGCCCGGAATGATTACCGTTGCCTGAGTGACGAGACTGTCTTTCAATCCACCGAACCCTTCAGCAATCATTCCAGGGTCCAAAGTGAAGATGCCGCGAATGATGTCCATCCATCCACCGGCAGCTTGAAACGTGCTTGTAACCACTCCACCGAGTGCTTCGGCAAGCCCGCCGATTACCGGCACGCCTTTCATTTTCTCAACTAACCCATCGGTCAAGCCGGTGATCATGTCTTCGGCTACACCCAACATCATGTCTGTAACATTGAAACCGGTGCTGACTAGATTGGCTAACGCGCCGGGGAGTTTGACAATCGAATCCTTCAAGTTACCTAGACCGGTTTTTGCTATGTCTAGAGCGCCGGAGAAGTCACCGTGAAACACTGCGCTCAAAGCATTGAATGCGTCGATCAGCGGTTGGATGAATATGCCCTTGAGGACATCCGCCACTTGAGTCACGGCAGGTTTCAGCATGTTCCATGCAACGACTAAGACGGTCGTGATGATGTCTCCGAGCGATTGCATGTTTTGCCACAAGGTGTCTACAACTTTATGGACCGGCTCGAATTTCTTATACGCAACGACTAGAGCAATCCCGAGTGCTACAAGAGCAACGACGATAACGCCGATGGGATTCAATGCCAAGATCGCGTCAAGCACTGTCAGTGCCACACCCAAAACTGTTACATCGGTTGCGGCAACAGCAGAAGCCGTTGAGAATAACCATGTGGCCGCAGTGGAAAGACCAACTCCGATTTCATACGCGAGGAACGCAGCGGTGGCAATTCCAATTACAATCCCCACGGTCTTTATGTTATCTATTATCATTGTGATAGCCGTGATGAAAGTATCGACTACAAAGTTGTAGACCTTTCTGAGAGCTACACCGAGTCCTTCTAAGAAGCCTACGAAACCAGAAGACTTGACATCATCACTGCCCTTGATAAACGCTTTCACAAACGCAGTCACACCACGCTTGATCCCATCAAAAATGTTTCGCGCACTGACACCTAGCCCCTCAAGGAACCCTGCGAACCCTGACGATGTGACCTCATCACCACCGTCGATAAACGCATTCACGAACGCCTGAACACCACCACTGATCTCCTTGAACACCGGGATCAAGAAGTCGGCAATCGTCTTGACTAACGCATTGACCGCATCATGGAACGGCTGAATCTTCATATACGCAAGAGCAAAGCCGCCGATAATTAAAACCAGTGGCCCCATAATTCCGAGAAACGTTCCCGCTACCCCCGAGAACAACCCGGCAATGGTTGAACCAACAGCGATCAACGCACCAACCAAACCCACACCAAGCAACCCGATCAAAGTAATCAAGATCGGCCCTGCATTTGATTTCACAATATTAACGAAACCTTCAGCAACCTTTCCTAACCACTCAGTGACCGGAGCCATCTTCTTCGCAAACTCATCAAACGCAGGAACCACTTTCTCCGCTATGAACTCGCGCAGTGAAGCAATCGCAGGGACAGCATGTTCGACAAGCCACTTGGTAAACTTCGTGAGGATAGGAAGCACCGCTGTTCCAATAGCAATCTTCAACCCATCAAACGTCGCTGCTAGTTCTCGCTGCGCTTTCTTATAAGCAAACACATCGTCGATCTGTTTACCTGATAAGACAAGGCCAAACTTCTCAGCCTCATTCCCCAACTCCTTGATCCCCTCAGATCCTTTCGCCAAGATCGGCAGCAACTCCGTCCCAGCCCGACCGAAGATTTTTTGTGCGGTAGCCGACCGCAGCGCAGGGGATTCCATTTTGTTCAACGCGTCAGCAGTTTCCAGGAAGATGTCTGTAGAAGCACGGTGCTTCCCTGAGAGGTCGAACAACGCGACACCTGCCTCGTTGAAACCAGTTTTTGACTTGATTGAGTTCTTGTTAAGGAACTTAAATCCGTTGGCAAGTTGATCCCCTGAGATGCCAACCTCGTGAGCAGCAAACCTAAACTTTGACATCTCCTCAGAAGACTCACCCGTTAACCGACTCAACTTCTTAGTCTCAACGCCCATCTTCACATAAGTATCAACTGACGATTTTGTGAACGCAGTCACAGCCGCCACCGCAGCAACACCCGCGATAGCACCACCGATCTTTCCCATCGACCCCTTCCAGGCCGACTCAGACTTATCCGCAGAAGCCTTTGACTGACGCGCCGCCTGATCCATCTCCTTGTCAATCTTGTGTTCCGCAGCAGCAGCCGCACCCTCAACCCCATTGAACGACTTCTTCATATCTGATTCGATATGATTTCCCGCCGCCTTTGCAGAGTCCTCTATACCCTTGAAACCCTTATCCGTAGCAGTCTTCAATTCGGCGCTTGCTTTACGCCCGGCATCACCAAACGTCTTAGACATCGGCCCCGAGATGTTTGCCTTGCCCATCTGGTTCGACATGTCACGCGTCATTGTCTGCGTGGTCTGCGATAGTTCTTTCCTGAACTTACTGAAGTCAGGGACGATTTCAATGACAGCGCGCCCGATCACATCAGACATCAACGCACTCCGTGGAATTGTGTATCAGAATCAGCAAGCGTGTGCTGATCCGCGAAAGCATCATGGTCACTATTCCACCACGAAGGAGCCTCTTTGCCCTGCATACTTGCAGGCAACATAGGATCGTCAATGATCTCCCCGCCATGCTCGCCTAGTCGCCCTGCTAGAGCAAGGTTCACTTTCTTTCTGCCTTCCTCATCAGCGTCAGCAACAAGATGCGAGTAAGCAAAATTTAGCATCTGAATCAACGACAGGTCGGTCAGCCGTAAACCTTTGCCGACCAACACGCCGTCAACTTCCAAAGCGTTAGCAGCACACCAAGAGGAAAGAAGGGTTACGGCTCGGAAGGGCGCGCAGCGATAACCTCAGTGGCCCGTTCAAGGATTGAGTTCAACTCCTCAAAGTCGATCAACGGTTCAGCATCCTCAAGGAACTCATTGAATCTTTCGCGATCCTCAGGAACCACAGCAAACTCTAAGAAGTTCGCAATGGCTGTCATCTGCCGGGCCGGGGGAGTCTTAGGGTCGCCCGCAGCAGATAGCCGCAACATCACGATTGCAGGGATCTCCGGTGCTAAACCAAACACCTCGTCACGAACTTTTAACTCCAGGGTTGTCCCTGTTGATTCAGCTTCTAACGACTCAATCACATCACTCGTAGTAGGAACCACAGCGTCGCTCATATTTGCTCCATGTTTTGTGGGGTAATAATCCCATGCTACTTGATAACAGCCCGCAACGCATCAAGCATGAAGGGGTGAGCTTTCGTTCCCGGATGGTTGACCTTGTTAGCAAACACGATGTCTCCCGCCTTAGTCGGGAACCTCAACATGCGCGCCTTCTTCGGCATGATGACATGAGGTTTAGTTCCCTGATTCACATACAACGCGTAAAGCGTGTTAGCAGACACCTCAATCGCCGTGCCATTGCGCCCAGCCGACCGCTCGCCGACGCTTATCGACGACTTGAGTTTGCCGGTCTTCACGGGTGATCGTGTTCTAGCTTCTCCCGCTACCTGCTCACCCAATTTTTTCAGATGGTGTGTAACCATTCCTGTTGGGGTAACAAGTCCTGAGATGCCTGATTCGATAAGCGTGAACGTGGTTGGCATGTCAGCACCTGCAACTGTCTAGTTCCATCAACCATGTTGCTGTGAATCCTGCGCACCCGCCGCGTGGTTTGTCGGGTATCAGATCACTTATCATTGACATCAAGCAGTCTGTTTCGTTTACGTTGTAGAAGCTATTTGCAAACGCTGAAACTAGGCGGCACCATACAACGTTCGAGTCGATCAGGAGAGCCTCAGCAGCCGCTTGCATATCAGCAGGCGGCGGGAATGGGGATTGTGCGTTATCTCGCACGACAGGCCAACAGGGGCGCACTAGGCGGGCTTTTACACGCATCATGCGCAACACCCCGCACTGAAACGGATCGCTTGTATTAACAGAAGGGAAGCCCTTGGTCGGTAATAGCTCATCCATCCACACCGCTAGAAAGTCGCAGCAATCATCAGGAGGGGAAGTCCACGAAATGAAACATGACTTAGGAGCGCCCGCAACAGTGCATTCTTCCAACGCAACACAAAGATCATCAACAACAAGTTGCAACACCTCGTTGATATACGCCGGGTCAAGCAGATCGCAAGCCATAATCAAGTCCAGGTCGTGTTCGGTTTACGATCATGGTCAGCCCGATACACAGCGGCGCGTCGTTGCAGACCGGCAGGATTAACCGACTTCAACCACAAGTCCACCTCGTAAATCCCGACCTGCCCCTTGTCCAAGAAGTCTAACGGGTCGCCAAAGTCCATTGACACACCTTCACGCGTGATCTGCTTCAGCCGTTGCGGAAGGATGCACCCATCACCGCCGCACCTGTTCAGAGCGATCTGGCAAGCGAACATCGCCGCAGCGTATTGACCGCCCGGAGGAGGCATTGAACCTTGCGTGTAACTAATCGACCACGTTCCCTGAGCGGCGATACACCCCGGCTCAATAACAACCACAGCTACCGAGGGGTCGGGACCGGTAAGCGACACATCCGCTACAGACACAACAGGCAACCCCGCAACAGCATTAGCAAACACAATTAGATAAGGGGCCACTGTTCCCGGCCCGCCCGAAACAATCTCAACCGTCCCTGCGCCAAACGCCAAGTCGATAGCGGCAGCGAGAGCGACAGCGGAAAGTGTCGAATCAAACATCGCAGTCACAGCGTCAACGGTGAGCGCCCAGTCGCCGCCGGTCGCTGCGATTTCGACTTCGACGATCTCATCAGTTGTTTCGCACTGCTCCTCGCCAAGACGGTTTGAGCAAGGCCAATGCTCGCCATCAACCCGGCAAACACGCCTGTAAGCCTCAACCTTGTACGCCGACGGGTCAAGGGGTACACCGTCAATCAGGATCTGTGTGACCTCGTCGACGGTCCCTGGAAGGTCCACACAATCCAAATGGCAAATGCCACGGCAACCCGCCCACTTGTTTACCCATCCGCCAGCGACCATATACGGCAGCGATGGGTAGCCTGCGTAAGCCCAACCCCAACCCGAACTTGCGAACCATGACCAAGTGTCTGCCCTACAACCGCAGTTATCTCCGGCGCAAGGGTAGACAGTCCGGTTGCATTGACCCGGCCAACGTCGCCCCGAGAGTCGAAACAGAATCTCCGACGCAAACTGAATCGCATCAGTCAGGTCGTAGTCAGGGTCCAAGCCGGTGCAGCAAAGACGAACCTGCTCAGGTGTAGTCCACTGAGTACAGGGGGGAGGAGGAGGAGCGGCCACACTCCTAGACTACATTCACCCCGACGGATCTTCAGGGTGGTTGCCTTCCATTGCTTGCAACCAGAAATCCAACGGTTCCATCTGAGCATGATCGGCGAAGTCGCGAATTGCTTGACCGAGGAAACCCATTGTCGCTACGGCAACATTTTTTGCTTCCGACTCAGACATGGTTTCAACCATCATTATGAATCCATCCCAATCCTTCTGGAGTACAGCAGCCATGAGAGCGGACATGTCTTTGTGTGCGTCTTTCATAATATCGTTTGCCATGCAACGATTATTGCATGGCGGATAGACGGTTTCGTGATGGCTACTTAGTAGCGGGTCGAAGATGGTCAACGCATGACGCTACGAGCGTCTGCCCGCCGTTAGACCACTTGCATCCGCAAGGCATCCACACCTGAATGATCTCGTTTGAGTTCCCATCCCATCCAACGATTTTAGTTTTGCCTTGGTTGTTGGTATTCATCTTCACCCCTCCTCGTTGTCAAAGCCGTTGACGATGACTCGCAGCAGGTTGACCACGGGGATCAACTCGTCCATGCGGTCACACAGTGCGCTGACCTCCACGAACCGTGCGGCCCGTGTTGGGTCTTCCAAGGTGGAGCGCATTCCGATTGTGGTCAGAACGTGGTGGCGAGCTTCGCAGGCACGCAACTCGGTGAGAGCTTCTGCCAATTCGATGCGGACGTTTTCTTCGGCTTCTTCTGCTTGGGTCATCTCGGTGTTTGTCATGTACTAACCATACCACGGGTGTATGACATCATGCAACACCAAATAGATATTTGTTCAGATTCTTTTCGACCGCCCTAACTACGTCGCAGATTGTTCCCCCACGACGCAGGCAAATCACCACGCTCACGCTGCGCCGCAGTCTCCGCCACATGACACGAATGACACAACACCTCAAGATTCGACAAATGATGAAGGCAAGACTCAGTACGTTCCTGACCCGCTAACGGAACAATATGATTCACCTCCAAATCCACAACACCACTACAACGCGTACAACCCGCATCACGATTCAACGCAACAACACGCGCAAACTTCCAAACATGATTCCGCCGGAAATGCGAAATACACAACTCGCTACACCAACGCTTCTGCCGCGTATTCAACCACGCCCCACACCAATCACAACCCGGCTCACCCGAAGCCCTCGGAGCAACCGAACACAAACCAAGATCAACGCCCACCGGTCGGCCTCACACGACTGGGGTCGCTGGCGACCTAAGACCGACAGGGAGTTCCTTTTCCGATGCAGGCCACAACCTCAAAGCAAACTCGCAAGGCGGGTCACCATCTTCCCACTCATCCATCTCAGAATCCGTGGAAGGCAAACCATCATGCGTTACACACACAGCCTCAGAACACCACCCTTTATCCATCCCATACTTCACCCATTCATAATACGAAAGCTCCATTACTCTTTCACCTCAATTTCAAGTTCAGCAATCGCGCACATGATGCCACACTCGGGAGCAGATTCCGACGGGTAATCTCCACGCCCGATTTGTAGCTCATCTAGAAAAACGCTCTCCCCGTTGGAACGCAAAACCGAAGCGTTGAGTTCACGTTCCAGGTCGGACATCCGCTTGAACACGACCGGGAAATCATCTCGTATCTTGTTCCAATAACCCATGCCACCTTTCGGGCAACCGATGCAGTTGTTGTTTCGGTAACCGAGCTTGTACATCGTCGGGAGTTCGATCCCGGCGCGAGCGACAATGGCAAGGCAATCCTCCTTTGTCAGCATCGCGTCGATCAAAGGAGTTGAAAGGTTGATTCCAGGGTTCTGATCCTTGAACCTTGTCGCCCGACCTGTCTCCTCCGACGTATAACCAAACACCTGAACGTCATCAGGCAACTCGAAACTGAAGCGCGGTTTCTTCTTCAACTCACCCGTGCAAGGCGCTCCCGCTATCCCCGCGATGTACCGGTACTTCTCCCACACTTCCCAAGTGTCCGTAAATTTTTCAGACTTGAGCAGCGTGATGGGTCGCTCAAACCAAACTTCGCACTCGTTTCTGAACCGCTCATTGTCGGGGTGTTCTGAACCAGGGTCGATTGAAGCGACCACAACACGATCAGGCCAACGGGCTATCGCAAGTTTCGTGGCAACTGCTGAAGCAGCCCCGGCGGAGAACCAACACAACACCCTTGGTTCCGAAGAATCGTTACTCATTGTTGAATCCAATCATGTGCGCGTTGCACGGTGGGCAGTGTTCAGGACACCACCATTGTTCATCACCATTATCAGAACTTGTGTCATGCGCAAAATCACGCGGTACTAACTGTCGGCAGTCATTGCACGCGACCTCAAGTTCTATATCAGATGCGTCACCCGCCCGATACATTTCAAGCATTCATGCGAGAGGATATGAAACCCGCTCCACCTGCAACAGCGAACGCGCTGATCCAACCATCGACACCGAGATCCCACGGCCACGCACGAAACCATACGCAAACAAGAATCCACGAAACGTGCATACCGAGACACCACACGCAGGTCAGCAGATCGCCGAGGAAACCACGCGCCCAATTTCGGTTGCCTCCGTCGGGTGTGTAGCAGAACGTGTCGAGCCGTTGTGACATCTTCGACTCGGATTCCAAACTGAAACCTATTAGGGAATCACGGACAAAAAATCTGGTGATGCGATATGCGGCGAGGATCAGTCCGGCGTAGACAAGCGCGCTCACAGGCTGAACCGGATTGAGTCATCTAAGTTGACGGGTATAACGCCTGCGTCTGTCAGGGTAGATATGTTCTTTGCTTTAGCCTTCTTCCCGCCGCGAGGAATCGTGACTTCTGCTTTGGCTTCAGCTCGGAGACTGTTGGGGAGTCGTCCGGTTTCGGCTGCCCAATCGACAATTGTCTGACGCTTCCATGCTCGGATGCCGTTGATCGACGCGTAGTCGGGTACGGGTAGTAGGCGGCGGTAATGCCACGCGTGCGGGGTGCGTCCGTCTACTTCTAGTAGCGGGCCGATCTCTTTGAGTCCAACGATGGGTTGTTCTTCCGGTGTTGACATATGTTCTTCCTGTTTGGTGGTAGCGGGTGCTACTCCCGTCGATGGTAGCACTACATGTAGCCGAAAAGAAATCTGAAGAAATCTTGGATATTTGCCATTATTGACTTGAAATGTCCTACCTATGCTGTATACTTAACTACATGAACAACATCGAAGGAACCAACAACAACATCCAATTGGCACTAGCACTCGCCAACGCAGCAGCAGAATGGGATCTCAACGCACACGAGTTGAGCAACCCATCAGCGATGGCATGGTGGGCAGTTTCCCGCACCGCCGGATGGCAAGGTCAAGTAGCGCCCGAGCGCATCATCCTGATGGCGATGGCAGTAATCGCAGGACGGACAGCATGAACGCACGCACCGAAATCGCAGCGAACAACAAGGCCATCGCAGCACACAAGCGAACCTGCAAAGCAGGCACAGACATCTTTGACCCGAAAGTCAGCGAAGCAATTCGCGAAACGGTACGCCTTCAGCTCCGCAACACCCAACTCCAAAACGAAATCAAAGGAAAAGCATGAACACAACACACGGAAGAATCACGCTCACACAAACACCCTACGAATCCTTCAGGGTAGAGGTAGACGGAAAAACCGTCTGCGAAACCAGAGAACTAACCGAGGCACGGCGCATCGCCAACTTCTGTTTCAAGCAGAAGACCACCCCCGTTGCAGACATCATCGCCGCCTACGTTGTCAGCGAAGCCAACGGCGACCTGGAACAAGCATGGGGAATGGTAAATGTTCTCCTCGGAATGTGTCCTGACGGATGCTGCGGCGGTAACGAAATGTACGAATTGGACTCCCCCGAGTTAGCAGCATGGGCAGCATGGTCTTGCACCCTGACAAACGCACTCAAAGCACAACTGAAAGCAGCAGCATGAACATCACTACCGATCAAGCCAACGCAGCAGCAGCAGCCGCCGACAAGCTAGGGGCAGCACTTGAGTACCACCCCGATGTGTACGGCAAGACAAGGGTCGAAATAGAAACATCACAGGCAGGCGACTTCGCACTGTTTCTAACAGCCCTCGCAAAGATCAGCCCCGAGTTCGCCACCTACATCACAAACACATGGCGAACCTATCCAACATACAAGGGCATCGTTTTCTTTGCGCCCGGAATTGAGATCCAATGATTGCAGCAAACTCATGGGGTGCGATAGAAGCGCTCGGTTTCTGGTTTTACCTCATCGGAGCAGCAGTAGGACTCGCCTATCTGTTAGGCCCAAAAAGCTAAGAGGGGACCGCCGTAGCGACCCCCTCTTGCTTGCATGAACGGACAACCATTGCCGCGGTCCGCCGTCAGCTAAACCTCTATGCCGAAGTCAAAGACGATGGCATGTAAGCGCAATCATCAACAGGTGTCGGCAGCGAGTCAACGCAACGCCATGCCACCGGACCACCGGCCTGAATCGCAGCCTGATCGGTCAACGACCAAGCATCAGCAGACACACCATAAGGCAACACCGCAGGAGGCGGTCCTGTTGGATGACCGGCAGGGTCGCCCGACCCTGGAACCCATGAAGGGAACGTGTCATTTGGCATGGATGGAACGAAGCAAGGGTTGTTCTGAGCGTAACCCGAAAGGGTCAACTCAAGCGCACCAACCGTGAAGTTCAAGCCACCGGAAAGCTCCCAATTCTTGGTCAGCGGAAAAATCCACTGAATGTACTGCGAGGAGTTGGTCCCGTCGATTGAGCAATTAGGCCCGGCGTTTACCGACCAAAGTTCCAACTGCTTCGACGCAGTGCAAGGATCATCAAGCGAGTTGCGCATCGCAGCACCAAGGAAGTTACCTTCGCCGTCCTCAAGGAGTGTGGCGTTGATAAGCATTTCAACGAGAGGAAGCGGGATACCGCAAAGCTTCAACTCAACCGTGAAACCCTTGAGGCGGTCACAATCCTTGTTGCGGATACAAATTTCGCCGTTTCCGTTCTTGGTCGTGATGTCTTCACCCGACTCAACATCCGGGGACATGTTCAGTTCCATAAACCCTGAAGAAAGCACACGGCTATTCGGGGTTAGAGGATCAAGAACAACATCGTTTGCGTCCTGTCGGGTGACACGGATCGCACACGCCTTGATTGACTTCGGGCAACAAATCGTCATTACTGACCCTCCATATGGATCGACTCTGTTGGACTCTAACTCAGCCTAAGCCCTGCGGGAAGGATTAGGCGGACAGTGTTGCAATCAAACCCCTACGCGCTTTGCCTTTACGTTCAGACCTCAACGCAGCGGCCTTACGCTTAGAGTCACTACCCACCCACTCAAGCACCTCAGCAACAGTGA